GAGAGGCTCTGTGTACTGTGAGTCACACTATGCACTCTGCTACAGAGGCACTGCTGCCACTCGCACTCTGCGGGCTCTGCACAGATAGAGAGCCAGTGGTAGGGTAAGGGGTGAGGTGCAGTCCGTCTGCGTTCACCCACAGAGAGGACAGTCGGGGCAGTCTCGAGAGATTCAGGAAGGTCGGGGCTTACTCACGCTTGTTACACAATATTGGTTTTGAAAACGCTTGCCTCACATTTAAGCAATACCCATAGACAAGGAATCACCACCTCATTTAGATTACACAGACACAAAAAAATACGCGGTGGTTATTTTTTGGACACAGGACCTTTTTTGCCACGCATGAAACGCTTCTCGGGTGCATACTCTGTCAGATCAATCTGATCATCCAACCACACATACAGTCTCTGCGTGCCCTGCTCCATGGGCAGTGCCACCCACACATAGAACCATTCCACACACCACTGTACAGCGATCAACCACAGTCTCATTCACTCTGCTCCTCTTCCAACAGCCACTGCACGTATTGATAGTAGTCTCGATCCTCATCCGTCATGTGTGCTGTGTAGATGCCAGCACGTCGCATCCATTCCTCTATCTGCACACAGTCACGCTCACGCTCTGTGCTCTCCACCCATGCTTGTATACTGTCCATGATCTCTGTCAACTTCTGCTGAGTTCTGCTCATGCTACTCTGCTCCCTTCACAGTGCTCACCGCCTCACAGTGAGTCAGTTCATGGTCAGTCATCGGCACTGCGTGCAGGTCCCGCACTCACAGGGTTCATGACAGTGTGACACACAGTCACACAGCATACATCTAGGCACAGAAGAGTTCATTTGCACGTATGTATGCTCTGTCACTCTGAGTGAGTCACAGTCAGGATCTTTAAAAAATTGCTTTGACGGAGCGGCATCGTTTCACTCGACTCTGTGGCAGTTCTTCTGCTCAAGCATCCACAGTGTTGAGGAATGCATCAGTGGCCAGCAGTGCGCCTGACTCACAGGCTCTGCGCCACATCTTGGTTTTCTGTCGATAGTTGCCCCACATCAACTCAGTGGCAGGCACAGTGAGCCAACCTCCGGTCTGTGCAGTTTCCTGATGCAGTTGACCCTTGCGCCACTGACAGAATCCCAGCATGATCTTGTACTGCTGGGGACCGCGACCCTCCACAATGTCCTCTACCACACGATCATTGAACGTGATGGCAGCTGTGGTGCTCAACTGTTTGGTGCTCTCTGTGCAGTACTCGGGTGTGTGCAGTATGGTGCATCTCTGTGTGAGCACAGGTCCACCACAGTAGACAGAACGCACAGGCAGTTGACCCACACCATACAGTGTGGAGATGTTGTTGTGATCGATGTTGGCCACTCGTTGATTCATGATGAATCCCATGTGACCTGTCTGAGTTTCAAATGTGAGGATCACAGAGTGACGCCATAGATCATGTTCTGAGTGATTGATTTGAGGTGATGCTACCAGCAACTGCATGTCAAATATTTATTGGCTCCTTGCGGCGATCTGTAAATACAGGCATGACTGTCAGAGTTGGACACACACAGTTGACAGCACACACTGCTGAACGCTGTTCACAGTTGCCCTACCGTCGTTATTGGGAGCAGGGCACTGCAGATCCACATCATCCTGACCACATGACTCCGTGGCTGAGCATGGGATATCCTGAGAGCACCCTGAGACAGTGGGGTGAGTTCCATCACGTGGACGCTGACTCAGCACAGGGCCTGTTTGAGTGGTGTGCTCAGTTCCGTGTGAACACATGGTCCAACCAACGCATTCTGTTTGTGGTAGCTCTGCCTGGCATGGCCCTGCCGCCACATCGAGATATCATGCAGAATCTCAGAGATGCTCACCCAGTGGATTGTATCAGACGCAGACAGATATTTGTGGAAGATTGGCGTTCGGGTCACTACTTTGAAGTGAACGGTCGAGTGTTCACTGGCTGGTCCGCAGGAGATTGGGTGGAGTTCTCCATTGACGAACTGCACATGGGCGGCAACCTGGGCAACACCCGCCGTTACACAGTGCAGGTGTCAGGAGCACTAAATACTGCACAATGAGCACCTACACCTTCAACATACAGAAAAGACCCACAGTGGACGACAGCGCCTATGCCCACTATCAAGAAACATTTGATTCAGCCAAACAAGAGACTGCGGCGATGGTGGATGTGTCAGTGTCCGTCACACTGGACGGTGTGACCAAACACACCATCACACTGGGAGACTCAGCCGCTGACCTAACATTTGATGCTGATCTCAGCACAGGCGATCATGTGATCAGCATTGTGCCACAGAAGACTCCTCGAGTGCCCACAGATGTGGTTGTGAATCATTTTTCCGTGGGAGCAGACACCTGCTGTTTGACCTCATACAACTTCAACGCCGTCATCAACGGCACTGCCAGCACAGTGAGACAACTGTTGGCCGATCCCCAAGCACAGTGGAACCACTTTGATCCCAATACTGATCATGTGTGGTGGGGCGAAATGATCACTGTGGATTCCACCTATGATCTAGCAGGCGGCTTCTATCGACCAGCCATTGTGTCAGATCACGCAGGCGAATGGCAATTCAACTTCACAAAAACTTCAGCGGGTGACCTATGGATGTCCTATCATGGAGACATCACTTCTGTGCTGTATGACTCCACAGCACTGCATGACTACTACTTCTGCAAGAAGCCTGATTCTGCTTCAGAAGACACAGAATCACTGATGGCCAACTACTACAATGACTCTACCACAGTGCAGGGATTCATTGGAGCAGGATCATATGATGCTGATTTGGGTTGGTTGGATTCATCTCTGGATGAAACTGCAGAAGACCACACTAGAATTGTGGTGGTCAGTGATTCAGAATACGAAAACCTGTTGTTCAATCAGTGGTATCATAAAAACTACACAGTGACCAAAATCTCATCTTCTTAATCCCAACTTAAATAGTTTTACATGGCAGTTGTAGTTAGAAAACCAACAGTAATAACTTTTATTGGCATTCCAAAGACAGCCAGCGTGTCCGTTGCTTCTTGGCTGATGGAACATGCAGGTGGATTTGAATTCCTACGTAGACACACCACCTGTAGAAAAATGCAAAACATTTACAAAGATGTAGGGCATACCTTTTGCGTGATTCGAAACCCATGGGACAGAATGGTCAGTTACTATCACTACCACATATCAAAACTCACAAGAAATATACAGGAGGTAACAGATCACGTGGGCAAACATCCAAGACACAGAGACACAGACTATCAAATTGATCATTGCACCATGGTACTAGAACATCTGTCAAAAGGATTTAAATTTTTTGTGCAAAACTTTGATCAATGGGGATGGAGCAGTTGGAGTAGGCAACAGCAACACTGGGCAGAAGGAGTTGATCAGATACTGCGTTATGAAAGTTTAGATCATGACTTTGTTTCTATACAAAAAATGACAGGGTGTTTGACACCATTGCCCAACCTAAATGCAAGTTCACACAGAGATTATAAAACCTATTATGACCAAGAAACTATAGATATTGTGGCAAAACATTTTGCATCTGATATTGCACTGTTCAAATACGATTATTAAACTATTTTTTATTTAGATTACGGATAAGTTCTTTTATCTTGCTTGATTCAACGTTGGCTGTTACTTTGCCTATGTTGTCACCACTGGCTTTGTGTTCTTCTTTTGGTTCTTCTGTTACTGTGGATGTTCTTTTTAGATTGCTGTATATAGAAGACGACTGTTTCTTAAATGATTGATGCTCTTCTTCCTCGGCCACATCGAGTATTCTCAGTGTGTCCACATTAAACTCTAGGTCTACTTTGTGACCAACACCAGAACTGGATCTTGTTTTCATGAACTGTATCTGATACTTGCCACGCTCTCTCATTGCTCGAGATGTAAAGATACCAATCACATTGTCTGCTGTTTGTATCTTAGATAGTCCGCCTGAGATGTGAGAGTGATCAAATTCTATTTCCTCAACACTGGCTCTGTTCAACTGTGATGCTGTGATCAATATTGCATTCAAGTCAACTGCTAAGTTTCTCAATTCTTCAGACACATACTTGTCTTTCACAAATAGATCACTTGGCGATACTTTTTTATTCATCGGCATCAGTAAGTCTAGATAATCAACCAGCACCACATCACACTTTATGCCATGTTGTATTTCAAATTCTTTAATGTATGATCTAACATCAACAGCAGTTGCGCCACTTGGAATATATTTGATTCTAACTTTGCCCAAGGTCTTTGCTTTCATCTTTATTTTTAGGTCAACTGTGTCTAGGTCTTTGAATATGTCTCGGGCCGGAGTATCAGTCATCATAGCATCCATTCTCATCGCAGTCAAATTCTCACTTAACTCTAGTGTTATGTAAACACAGTTCATGCCCTGTTCAGCATAGTTCACTGCAAGATTCTGCAAGAACAAACTCTTACCTGCACCTGATCCTCCTGCAAAAATGTTAAGTTCGCCTCTGTTGAATCCTCCGAACAACTTCTTATCAAAGTTTTTCCAGCCAGTTGGCATTACACCATTGTTGTCTTTGAGAGCCTGCAATCTTGCTTTAGGATCAGCGAAGTAATCAATACCCAGGTCCTTGGTTAGACCAATTTGCACTGCATCCTTGATTAACTTCTCTACTGGGCCATAGTCGCCCTTCTCCAGCAAGTCTGCAGATGCAAGTATGGCAGATTCTAATTCCTTGTGTCTAGCAAAACTTTCATACTCGTCAAGAAACCAATCAAAGTGTTTTGGATCAATGTCGGCAGCCGATTGCAGTTGTCCACCAGTTTTTGCATTAACAATTTCAACATCAGGCAGTGTTTTGTACTCTTGTGCATAATCATGCACAAACTTGGCCACATCTCTCAAAGATGCATCATAGTGTGAATATCTAAATATGTTTTGTGCTCTGACAAATGACTCTGCATCTGCTAGAAACATTTCTAAAAATAATTTCTGTAATTCTGTTGTATACTGTTGCACTTTTATATTATATCACTTTTGTAATTGGTTATCAATAGTTCTTTTCATATACTATATAATATGGCGTTTGCCTTCTACTTCAATACCAATTTCGCCATTCCTTAGTTTTTGATCAATTTTCACATTGGTATCTTTTTTCACTTGTAACACGTTCTCTACTACACCCCACCTATCACCTTGATCTAAATACAATATTGATGTTTTATGTTTGATTCCAAATCTAAAAAATATAAATGAATCTTTTTCAACATCAAAATTTAATTCAATTGCTGTATCTTTGCTCCACGTGATATCAGAAAAACTAATCACTTCTGTATCATTCTTTGTTATTGTGCCTTTGTTTACATTCAGCAAAAATTTTGCAACCGGTTTCGAATCCTTGAATACCGCAGAGTCAAAGTCGGTGTTGAACAATCGAAGGTTCTCATCATGACAGTCAAACATAGGATATACTGTATTTTTTAATTTTTGTAACCATTCAAGGTCTACAGACACACCTGGATCTATCGTAATACTTCTACTTGGATGTGGTCTAACGTTAGGATCTGTTTCATTTGAAAACTTTGACTTTTCCTTAGACACATGAATCTCTGTAATAAATTCACCTGGGAGAGCACACCATGTAGGTTTTTGCCAGTTATCTATACCGTACGGCAGAAATAAATTACATCCTTCGTCCCATATTCTGTCACCCATTATTTCATGAAATATGATATCAGGTGTTGGATCCAACGGGGATTGATATAAATTTTCTATAGTATCATGTCTTACATTGATTTTTTTATTCAAACAGTGTGATGCTATTTTATATGCTTCATTATCTCTTTCATATGCAGTTATAGATTTAGGATTGAAACCTATTGCAATTGAACTGAGAATACCTAGTCCAGTTCCTATTTCAACACAATTTTTATCTTCGACACAGTCTGCAAATGATTTAAGATACCACGTATTACGCGGACCATCATTCTGCAACAAAATATATTTCTTAACTTTTTTTTGTAAATCTTTACGATTGCAACCATGACGCCACTCACTTAACCCACTTATATTAGGTGGACTAGATGAGCATGTGAAGGTCCAAGTGCCGTTATGACCCAACTGAGTTATATTTTTAACAGTTTCTGGCAGTTTGTTGCCTGCTTCTGCTTGTTGTGTTGCCCACGGTTCTGGATATTCAGGTCTATACACACCTTGATATAATAAAGACCCAATATCAATTTCATTAATTTCTATAGATTTAATATGTAATAATTGATCTTTAATAATTTTTCCATCTTTAATTACTACTTGCCCTGCATCTTTATTTAATCTGTCTATAATGAGATTGCATTTACTCACTTCGAGTCCGTCTTCGAGTTCGTGTTCAAATTCTATAATAGTTGGTTTATATTCAGTGCTAGTAATTTCTTTGTTGAAATAACTTTTCTCATTAATTTTTATATTAGCAACTGGTGGTTTATCCCACACTGTTGCGTATAGTTCTAATTTAAATTTTAATTTTTCAGTTGCCATACGTAAACTTTAATCTGCAGTTCTGTTGCACTTTTATATTATATCACTTTTGTAATTGGTTATCAATAGTTCTTTTCTTTTCTTTTGATCGTCGCGGTATGTACCTGTAGATCTCATAGTATATGTTAGGTCCCATTCTAATAATGTAAATGCATCCCATAGGGTTAAAATGTTTGGATTAGAATTATATGTGATCATCCAATCGCCTTCGATTTTTTTAACCTGTTCATGAAATTGTGCATGATCAAATCCTCGATGCCAATTACCATCTTTGCCATACAGAAATGATTTGATGTCATATGGGGGATCTAAGAATGTGAATTGATCTCCGTAATCAGGGTTGCCCCAGACACCAAAACAAACATCTTTGTAATCATAATTGGTAATGACCCAATCTTTTATAATAGGAATAACTCCACGTAACTTTCTTATATTGTTTAGTGTGAAGTTGCCATCATATGCTTGTTGCGAAAACGTAGATGCCAACCCACTAAAGCCACACTTGTTAACTATAAAAAAGTTTTTGCCTGCTTCATATTCATCATCAGACTCTAACCCCTGTTTGGCTTTTTTAAACAATTCTCTTTGAGCGTCGGGATAGGCCATGGTTTGGTATTTTATCTCTTCCAGTTCCACAGCCAACTCTTCACCTCTGCATTTTAATTGATGCCAAAAAGCATATAGAGGCCAGTGTGCATCATTAACCCAAACATCAACATCAGGATGTTTCTGTGTGATATGTAATGCCATTGATCCACCACCTAGGAAAGGTTCACAGTATCTGGCAAATCTATTTTTAGGCAAATGTGTATCTAAAAACTTTATTGCTCTTGATTTCCCTCCAGGATATCTCAACGGCGTTTTTACTCTCATTTTAAATGGTTTGATCAAACAAGCCACCCTGTAATTGCATATCTAGTTTCATCTGACCACACAGGAGTAACCATGTGTCTGTTTTTACTATCTCTCACATCAAACAGCATCATGCTTCCGTGCATGGGAGGAATCATAATCCAGTGATCATCTTTCTCGAATGCAATGTTACCACCCCAGTGTGGTCGCCATTCTTTATTAAAATAAAATATATAGGCTACTTTTCTATCCTTTACTGCATCAGTGTGTGGAGTAAGATAGTGTCCTTTACTGTAAGCACTTGCCCAACAACACACAGTCTTTGACACCTCAATGCCTGTTTGCCCAGACACCAACTTATGAAAGTCATCACTGTACACATACGTTTTTATATCGTTATTCAGTGTCATGAGTTGTTCAAAGTTATATGTAAAAATATCACTGTCTAATTTTTGTTTAGGCTCGAAGTGCTTCAAAGAATAATCTATACCCAATTGTAAAAGTATCTTTTGTGCAACTATAGGATCTACTGCATCTCTAAACATGTGTACACTGTCTTTAAAAACTGTTTTGTTAGTTAGATTTATTTCCATCTATATTTCGCCTTCCTCTCTAATTGTTACTATTTGACCATTTTTAAAAAACACAATATCATCTGGATCCACATGTTCTATTACTTCTTGTAAAGATATTTCAATTGCTTCGCGTAATGTTTCTTTGCTTTCTTTGAACAGTTCATACTGTCCAATTTTTTTATCAAACAGAGGATGCATCTTATACATGTGTTCTTTCTTAATAAAGTAACTAGCAACCAATGTGAGTTCAATTGAATTAAACAGGCCATGTCCAAAGCCTTCGAACTTGTACAATTTTTCTTTGCCACCTTTTTTACTCATGTCGAACATTGCACACGGCCAATTGCTAATTGTAAGTTTGTTTTTTTCAAAGTGATTACTTTTTAATTCTATGTTTGTGTAGCCTTGATCCTCTGCTTTAGCATCAGCGCCAGTACGGCCAGGCACTTTATCTATTGACGGTAGTAATGCTCTTAGTTCTAGTATTTGTAATGCTTCTCTATATCCGTAGTTGTCTAACGCATTAATGCCAGTCTGTTTTCTAAACTCTGCAAACGCTTTTAGTCCTTCGATCAACCGTTGTCTATGTTCTACAGTTAAAGCCATAGTTTCTCATTTACTTTTATTTTTGCTTTCGAGTCATGTGTGTACTTGAGTATTGCCTGAATGGTCAGTATCTTTCCGTATTTAATCACAGCATCATTTACATCTTTTATATTAGGTTCCCATGGAGGCATAGACACTGACCATCCCCATTCACTTACTTGATCAATAAGTTTAGTGCCAGCACGATCTCTATCGGGCACAACAATAACTTTTCTGTTTAATGCATCTATTTGTAATTTTTGTTTGTGTGCTATTTCAGACCCTAGTATAGCAACACCATCTATTTGTATAGCATCAAATATACCTTCTACCAGTATCACAAATTTTCTAGACCAGTGTTGATTGTCTAGGTTGAACAGTGTGCCAGGTTGTACTTGTGCAAAGTATTTGGGTGAGATGTCTGTCATTGCTCTGGCCACATACCCGATCAACTTGCCCTGCCATTTTATAGGCACAATTACTCTGTCCTTCATGGACCTAGGTGCTTCATACAGAGTGTGCGGCACGTCTATAATACCACGTTCAATAAGGTATGGATTAGTACGAATAGGTTCAGCATCTGTTGGTAATCTAATTGTGTCAAATTTTATTTCATCATCTAATTTCTTTTGTTCCGGATTCACTTCTTGTGACAGTGCAATTGCCTGCATACTCAATTTTCCAATGATACTGCTTGATACATTCAGCCAACCTAACAGTTTACGGAATCTAGTATTCAAATATCTACCTGGGGTATAGTTGGCTTTAAAACCACAGTTAAAACAGTGATAGTTTATAGATCCGTCGCCTGGATATATGACTCCGCCTCTTTGTCGAGTGTCAGCACTTTCTCCTTGGTTAACACAGCATGGTGCATTGAAAGATATCCAACCCGACGGTGTTTTCTTCCTACGAGCAGGCAGATGTGATTCGACTGTCTGTTTAAGTTCAGGAAACATATAAAACTATTATAACTTAAAAAAAGTATTTGTCAAAGCACCATAGGAAAATAAAATAGGTTACATTGTGTGCAATTTGATCAAACATGTTAATCCACCAAAAAATTCTTTGACTGCTGTTATATCCGTTGCCGTGTATTACTTTGTTTTTTACACAATCAATCATGCTGTGTATCACAAGGTCACTGAAAGCAAAAATAACAATAGACAGATACATCAGTGCATTAGAATTTGGAATAGCAAAAGATAACCACACACAGAACACAGTAAAAACCATTGCTGTTCCTACTGCATGATCAAATCCATGTAACCATAGTCTAGGAGACAACCATTTATCTTTTGTTGCTTTAGGATCAAATCTTCCTTGAATACCATAATCGCAGATACAATGTTTTATGATTAATAGTAAAAATACAGATGCGTACATCATTTGATTGTGTTCCACAAAGTGCAAATTCTTTGTGATTCCATGTTGTTAGTTATTGTAACATAGTTTTGTAGGTTGTGTAACAAAATTTGTTCTACAACTTCCGGATCAATTGCAAGTGGTTGGTTGATTAATTCTAAAATGGCAGACCATCTTTGTTGATCATTTAGATTATCATAATCTTCACTCCATAGATCAGAATATGTTTTAAAGCCTAAAGAATGTAGATATTTCAAAGTGTGTTTGTGACCAACAACCACAAACGGCATACCGTATAACACAGCTCTCCATGTTTTTTCTGTGAGCCATGGACTATAATCACAATCCCAATATGCAGTCTCCACTACTAGTTCTGCTCGGCATTGATTATACAATTTGATGTTGCTAGGATGTGTGCAATAACTTCTTCCTTGATCTATCTTGATTGGTTTCTCTCCTTGTAGTGCAGGATCATCTTCATCTAAATGTGATGCAAATGATTTTAAAATATTTTCATGATGCCTAATGTCTTGCACAACATTTATTCTGTGTGAGTGAGGCTGTCCCATTAGACATAACCAATCATATGTGGCTTGACGATTATCAACTTGAAAATCCAACATGTATCGATATCTGTCTTCGTATGGCAACTGCAATTGAAAACTAAATGGTATGTCTTTGTGATTTAAACTTTTGTAAGTGATGCAACCTATCTGTTCTAACGGATATTGTTTTGTATTCATGTATTCGATAAAAGAATGCACATCAGATGGATTTATCAGTTCTTCAAACAGAATACCAACTACTAGATCATATTGATGCCAATCAATGTCTTTGGGTATAGGACGACAACAAAAGTCGATCAATGCTAAAATTTTTTTATTGTTTTTTTGTAATCGATGCAGGAGTTCTACGGGCACACGACAAGAGTACAAGAAGTCTTCATTGCATGTATCGTAAGGTATAGCAACCTCAGGCCCTAGCCAATGTAAGATGTCGCAAGCCACTAAACTCTATACAAGATTTTATCAACACCGGTTAATATAGTTGAGGAATCAGACAGTGTAATCACAAATGCTACTCGTTTAAAAACTCCAGTAAAGTTTACATACTGGGGTGTGCTAACATCATCGTATGTCTGTCTATCTATTTGGAAAAATTCAGATTGTTGTGAGTCAGTACCATATGACGCACCGTCACTCATTGTGCCCATAACTTTTATTGAACCTGTAAAGTTTGTGAGATAGTACACAGCAGTGTGCAATGCTGAATTTGAATTTTTATTTGGCTCTGCATCTATTGTTGATGACACATGTTCGTCACCTACAAATGTAAAAGATGTAACAAGTTCTGACGCTGTAAACTCTGGACCAGCATCATGCATGACTTCAAAGTTCAAAGCGGCACCATATCTTGTGTCAGCATACAGTGGTTTGACTGTTGAATCGGTATCAGTAAATCTCAACACACCGTGATAGTATCGACCATCTAACTGTAGCATATTAGATTCTGTAATAGTAAACTCTATTTGTCCTTTGGTAGCAACGGTACTACCGTCATCTGATACAACACCTGCAACTGTAATAACAAGATTATTGCTATCATCAGATATTTGCAGTTCGCATGATGCACCATCTACAACTTGTTTCTTTTGGTCTTGGTTTTTTACCACCACAGTGAACTTGTTGTCAAATTCTTTATATAATTTTATAGTTCTTTCGTACACTTTTTCGACTCTTCTCTCAGTACCCGAGGTGTGAACAAACACATCTATAAGATTTGTAAGGTTATATCCTGTTTGATACTGCATAGCATTTCTAATATTTATATAACCATTATACCAACGATAGAAAAAACATAATGGTAACTACAACGAAATGACCATTGATCTAGAAAATATTCAATCAAATCACCCGTTCTTAACACTTATTAAGGTGGGTAAAGAAGAATATCTAGGCATTTGTCAAAACTGTGATCCACGGGTCATTAGCATATACAATTATGATGCAATACCGCATCAGTTACGCACATTGTTCTTAGAAAACGGTAAGACCTGGTGGTGGGAATCAAACAGGAAACTACCTATTAATATATTCATCGGCGACAGTTTCAGGGTGTTTAGGTCTTACCTAGTTTCATTTGCTGTCAAAGAAGTCACAATAGTATTTGGGCCAATTGTACAACTTAGTGATCTCACTTCTTCTAAACGAATACGTCGAAAAACTGTTCAATTAATTCGTCGAGTCGATTAAGTTCATATGCACTGCAACCGCGCCTGCATATGAAAATGAATGTGCCTTCTTAAAAAAATATTGATTATCAACCGGCTTTACCCATACTTGCTTTAGTATTTCCTCCCAACCCATGTTTAACAGATATCGTTTGGCCGGACGAATAATGGCCAAGCAAGATGCAAGTTGTTCTAAATTAGTAGGTTGTAGTTTTGAAACAACATCGAAATGGTTATTCAAATGAAATAATTGATCAACAAAATTTTTGTTTTGTAATTTATGCCATGGGGGTTCTTTATCAAAAAGTTCTTGCAAATGTTTTCTCGATGTTACCTGTGAGTATATGTTTACGTTGAGCAAGTCTAATTTAAAGTAACCAAGTTCGTCTGCTACTTGATAATCTAGTGAGCATTGGTTGGTGTCTGGGATAGTAGGAGCATCTGTAAAGTATACGCCTGTGTTGTGTGACTTAAGGCCATTATGATCATTAATGGTTGCTTTGACGTGCGGCAACTTGTCTAGTATTTTCTGTCTATCAGCAAAGTCTATATCTATATCCATCTTAATATTCCTATCATTCTATGCCTGCTTCACGTAAAGTATTTCTAACAAAATCTAAATCTTCATCACGTTTTTTAAATGTACGCTTCCACCATTCTGGATCAATTACTTCAAATATCATTTTTATATGATCATCATGCATCACAGTAATTAGATCCTTGCCTGTCTCGCAATTCAATAACACCCATGGGGATATTCTACCATTTACAATCATTTGGCACACTCTGTTTAAGTTTACGTACTTGAAGAAATCTTCAAGTCTTGCGTCTTCTTGATCTGCCCAAACACCCATGGTCATTATAGTTCTGTTAAGTGCTTGTGGTACGGGTTCTGTACGAATCAAATGTTTTAGATATGTGTCTATTGTGCCTTGTTTGGCCCACGAGTCTATTCTTATGTTCGATGTGCAAAGCCAGTCTATGAATGCTCCAATTTCGATAGGTGTGTTGCTTGTGATAAAGGTTGCTGTCTTAACAAATGCTTTATAGTACTGTGACTGAACAAAGTCTGTATATGTTTTAGGCTTTTGATTGTTGTAATTTATTTCATAAAAACGTCTAAAGATTTCAAATGCTAACACATGAACTTTGTTGTTTTTTTGACTCCATCGTCTTTTTGGCTCACACATATGAACTTCGAGAGTGCTTTGTTTAGAAAATGATTTGTTACAGTATTCACATGTTGGCATTATATCTATTTTAACAGCCGTTGCTTGGTTAATCAAGTTTTCTTCTGCCTACCCAACACTACCTTCTAAACTTATACTTACTAACTTTTGAGCTTCTACTGCAAATTCCATAGGAAGGTGTTGTAAAACTTCCTTGCAAAAGCCATTTACAATTAAACCTATAGCTTCCTCATTTGATAATCCTCTTTGTTGACAATAAAAAAGTTGATCTTCATTAATTTTCGAGGTTGTAGCCTCATGTTCTACTTGAGCCCCACTATTAGAAGATTCAATGTATGGAACTGTGTGAGCTCCACATTCATTACCAATTAGAAGTGAATCACATTGGGTAAAATTTCTTGCATTAGTAGCGGATGATTGAATTTTTACTAGGCCTCTATAAGTGTTACTTGCATTACCCGCTGAAATTCCTTTAGAGATGATTTTGCTACTTGTATTTTTTCCAATATGAATCATTTTTGTTCCTGTATCTGCCTGTTGGAAATTATTTGTAATCGCTACAGAGTAAAACTCACCTTTAGAATTATCTCCTTGCAATATACAGCTTGGATATTTCCAAGTAATGGCAGAGCCAGTTTCTACTTGTGTCCAAGAAATTTTTGAATTTACGCCTCTACAAGCACCACGTTTAGTAACAAAATTATATATTCCGCCCTTGCCCTCTTTATCTCCAGGATACCAGTTTTGAACAGTTGAATATTTAATTTCAGCGTTGTCTAACGCTATTAGTTCTACATTGGCTGCATGCAATTGATTTTCATCTCTCATTGGAGCTGTACAGCCTTCTAAATAACTAACATAGCTATTTTTATCAGCAATTATTAAAGTTCTTTCAAATTGACCAGTATTGATTGCGTTAATTCTAAAGTAAGTAGAGAGCTCAACAGGGCAACGAACATTCTCGGGAATATAAACAAAAGAACCATCAGTAAATACAGCTGAATTTAAAGCTGCAAAAGAATGGTCAGATACAGGTATAACGCTTCCTAAATATTTTTTTATTAAATCTGGATGTTCCTGAATTGCTTCAGATATAGGACAAAATATTATACCAAGTTCACTTAATTGTTTTTTATAAGTTGTAGCAATAGAAACTGAATCCAAAACTACATCAACAGCCACCCCTGATAAAATTTTTTGTTCTTGAATTGGAATACCGAGTTTTTCATACGTTTTTAAAATTTCCGGATCAATCTCATCTAATGACTTAGGCTTATCTTTCATGCTTTTAGGAGCTGAGTAATAGTAGTAATCTTGAAAATCAATTTCTGGGAAATTTAACTTTGCCCAATCTGGTTTTTTAAGCTTATTAAATACGCTAAAAGCTTTCAATCTCCATTCAAGCATCCATTCAGGCTCATTTTTTTGCTTAGAAATAAATCTTACAACCTCTTCATTTAAGCCTTTTGGAGCCTGGATACTCTCAATATCAGAAGAAAATCCATACTTATAATCAGATGATCCTAGTTTATTGACTTGTTTGATTGTTTGTTCTGTTGCTGACATTATGTTTTAATTTATATATATAAAGTTTTGTAATTTACTATACAGAGAAATACGAAATTAATTAAGTTTTCTTCTGCCTACTCCGCCGGGTTTATTAGTTGGTTCAACGTCCCATTCTAATTCGAGTTTCTCTTTTTTCTGTGCTCTTGATATTTTTAATCCTAAAGCAAATAGTTCTAATGTTTCGCAGTTTTTACATCTTCCGTTATCACCTAAGAAAGATTCGCACTTAGGACACTCTGGTTTATTTGTCGATTCCATACTGTGATTTCAACTCTGTAAATTCTTTAGTAGACATAGTTGCGTCTAACACTTCTAAATCTTTTTGTTTTGCATTTGGAAATAGATCTTGTAGTTGTTGCATTTTTGATTTTTTGTCTTTTGTTTTGGTTTTTGTAGTTGCTTTCTTTTTGCTAGAGATCCACGGATGATATAATCGATCAAAGGTTGAGCCACACATTGCATTCAATTGCCATAACAATGCTTTATGGTTTTTTGATAAAGTCCAGTGATGCTTGTTAACTTTTTCATTCACTTCTGTCACATAATACTCTTGTATGTTTCGATGTAGGTCTGGATCTTCTGCCTGCAATCCTTTGTCTTCTGCAGATGCTGACCACCTCATTGTCATATATGGCGAATACAATTTTTTATCCTCTTCTGATAGTCTATTGTACCACGCTTTGTCGCGTCTGTCAACTGCACCCATCATTGCTTTTATATCAAGAAACTTTCCAGCCATGTGTATATTATAACTTCTGTTTTACAGTGGCGTCTAGTATTTTTAATTTGTGTATTAGTTTTTGGAAATCTTCTGGATACAGCATGTTAGGCCCATCTGATGGAGCATTGTCAGGATCATTATGAACTTCTAAAAATACAGCAGATATACCTTGAGCCACAGCAGACAAACACAATGGTTCCACCATGCTCCTATCACCACTGGAAGATGTGCCAAGGCCTCCTGGTTGTTGCACTGAGTGTGTGCCATCAAATACAATAGGTGTAGTGATAGCACTCTTAGGATTTAATTTTTGTTTCATGTAGGCAATACCACGCATGTCGACAACCAAGTTGCCATAACCAAAACTGGTACCACGTTCTGTAATCATACATTCTTTGTTGCCAGTGCTTAGTACTTTTTGCACAATGTTGTCCACGTCTGTGTAAGATAAAAATTGACCTTTTTTTACATTTACAATCTTGCCTGTCTTAGCTGCTGACACAATTAGATCAGTTTGTCTACACAAAAATGCAGGAATCTGTATGATGTCTGCCACTGCACTTACAGGCTTAGCTTGATTGGGAAGATGTATGTCTGTCAATATACCGCATTGGAATTGGTCTTTTACTTCTTGTAATATTTTTAATCCTTCTTTTATGCCTACTCCGCGTGGTCCTTGTGCAGAAGATCTATTGGCTTTATCGAAAGATGATTTGAAAACCCAACGCATGCCTTCTTCGTGACAGATGTTTGCAATGATTTCTGCCATCTTCATTGCATGATCTCTTGATTCTATTTGACATGGTCCTGCAATTATTTTCAATGGGCCAGCATTTGTGAATTTAAAATTAAGCATGAAACAGATTATTGAGCATAACCATGTCAGTGTTTCGATTTATTTCTTTTATAAAAAAAGCACATTCAGGTTTAGTTTTTGATGATGTGGGAATTGTGATCAATTGGTTGGATTTTACTCTAGGAAAGAACCAATCAACTTCGTTGTATATGTTTGTGATTCTAACTTCTTGATATCTTGGCATCGAGTCAGACAGTGGGTTGAAACAGAAAGCATGATATGATCTATCATTCAATGATGTTAATGGCACAATTTCTAAATCACCACACTCTGGATCACCCAACAGTATGTGCCAATCTAATGGCATTTGAATTTTGTTTTCTCCTATATCTAGCACAGCAGAAGGAGAAGAAAACGATTCAAGGTATATCAAAGGCACAAAGAAAAAATCTGGATTTGTTATGTCCGAATTATCCAAGACCGAGAAACGTAAGTCGTCATCAACCTTGTCGGGTACACGATCCATCAAGTAGGATTTGTTTTCTAAAGTAAGCAGTTGCATTACTTTATTATATGTGGATTATCTATTGATAGTCAACCTTTGTTATTGTAAACGGATACTCTGCTTCACGATAAAACTTTTTACGTTCTGTAAGATGTCTTTTGGAAAACTTTGCTGTAGAGCATATGTCCCATATTCGTACAAAGTCTTTGTCTTTGGCTTTACGTATGCCTCTACCTATGCTCTGTATAACTCTAACAAACGACTTGCCAGGCTCTAATAGCACAAGATTGAATATACGTGGCAGGTTAATACCTACTGCCGCAACACCGTATGTGGCCACAATTATTTTACCTTCACCTTCTTTAATTTCATCATATGTGTTTTTTCTATCACTGGCTTTCATAGAACCGCTCACAAATGTTGCTCCCGGTACTGCTGATGTTAACAACTCGCCTGACTTGATTCTATCAACTAACACTAGTGTGTTACCGCTTTGTGACATTTGCTCAACCATTCTGCCGATATAATCGATTCTTTCTTGTTTGGTTACAAGATATGTTTGTTCTTCTCTGTAGTTTTTATATTCTACAAAATCATTAAGTTGCATGATCTCAATGTTTAGATTAGCCAGCAATCCTTTTTCTTGCAAATCCACAGCAGACACTTTATTGATAACGTTGCCTAAACTGACATGTAATGATTTAAATTCATATTCTGCTTTTGGTATTGTACCAGTGAGTCCCCAACGAATTGGCACATAACCATATACATTGGTCAACAGTCTTCTTAATACATCTGCCTTGGCCATGTGTACTTCATCCACTATTACACAAACTACATCTCTTTTAAATTCTTCTATGAGATCATCTTCTGCATTAAGTCTTTTCTTTTCTAGTATGTTTAATGATTGCCACGTGGCAATGGTGTGTGTATGTCCTACTTCTTTTTTGTCGCCAAAGTATACACCAACATCTAGTCCCATGTTAACATAGTCTTCTTGCGTTTGTGTGACTAAAGATTTGTTTGGAACAATTATAATGCTTCGACCATATGGTTCAATCAGTTTACTGAGTACGGCAGTGATAATAGTTTTTCCAGCGGCTGTGGCTACTTCTTGTAAACACTGTGGATTGTCTAGAAAATTATTAATTACTTCAACTTGATGATCACGTAACGAAATTGGTTCTCCAGCATTGTTGTGTCCTGCCGGCCAAGCAACATGTGAAAATGTTTCTGTGTTCACTTTGTCAAATGTTAGATTGTATGCTTCTCTTTCGTCTTGCAAATCAAATGTGTAATTGTTTTCTTCTAGAATAGGCATAATGTCTTCTAGCAGATTCACATAGGTCAAACCACCTTGTGTAAAAAATGATACAGTGCCGTCCCATCTTCCCAACTTCACAGCCGGCATAAATCTTGCACCTGGAATCTCGTATTTAAATTTGTTTGTTAGTTTGCGTCTAGTGACAAGATCTAATCCTTCTAGTTTAACGTTGACTTCATCTTTAATCTGTATTGTACAATGCGGCAAGTATTTTCCTCCAAAACTGTTGAGCCCATTTAGACTCAACAGTCAAAAGTGTTTTCTTTACGTTAGATATTCTAAGTGATTTTAACTTAGATTGCAATTGATTCTTGTGTATCAGTGCTTAGTTCTGCAGTAGTATCTTCTTGTGTTTGTGCATTCATTAGCATTTCTTTTGTGATTGCTTTTGATGTTTTTGTAGCAATACCTGTAAATCTCAACACAGTGCCATCTTCTAGAATTTTAAATGAACCTGCAGTTTTAAGATATCCTTCAGAATGAAGTTTCTGTACCACACCGTTGATTGTGCCTTCAGAAGTTGTTCTACCTTCTACATATTTGTATGTGCCTGATCTACCTTGATAAGTTGTTGTTCCTTGATCACATAGTTTGTCTTTAATTAGTTCTAATACTTTTTGTGCGTTAGTTGTCATTTTTGTTGTTACCTCTTATTGTGTTTCTTATTATCTATATTATATGGTATAACCAAAGATAAGTCAACCGTCAAAAAGTCTTTATTTTTTGGAGTTTTTTGGATGTATGGTTTCTTTGAGAGTGTCTAATAACCATGGATTGTCTTTGAACACACCCATTAACCAATTGGTCATAGAGTTTACTACGTGTTCTTCTGCATACTCGTCTTTGAGTGGGCCGCCTTCTAAGTTCATTGATGAGTGATACACAATTGCATGTATGATTTCATGCAACAAAGTATTAGCAACATCTATGCCTTTTGCTTCTTCTTGGATTTCAATTTTGCTTTCACGAGCAACATATTGTCCCCAGTAGTCAGAATTATTTTTTATAAAGGATGTTTTAACCTTTTCAATCCGGACGTCTTTCCAACCTATTTTTATTGATTCAGGTAGTTTGCTCATTTCCATTATTTATGTGTGTACTTAATTCAGTATATGATATTGCTTTACAGTTGTCAAGATCAAAGAAATATGATGGTAAATCGCCTTCTACAAAGGTGAATGTAATCTTTGGATTGGCCTTCATGATACCATGTATTTGCGATGCCCACACAGTTTGATGCACTACTGTTTCTGCTGTGTTATAACCATTTGTGTCTTTGTACACATTGTTATTAGGGCCGTCTCGGCCACAGTCAAAACCGATGCATATCAAATTCGTATGTCCATCATGTATGGCAATTTGCATTGCTGTAGGCCCTGCTCCTTGATGTGGATTTGCTGGAATCAAATGTGCATTGCCTCCAATCTTTGTCAAATTGTTATGGTTGGTATACACAATATTATTTTGTTCATACTCGCTGTCTATAATTTCTTTGTAAATTTTTCTATCTACAGAAACCAAAAAGTCTGGTGTATAATTTCTGTACAGAGCATTGCAACCATATGTGTCCTGTGGTAATGAATATAGATCAAATGTTTTTCTTGATTCGCCGTTGCCTAAAATATATGCGTCTTTGTTTTGTGGATCATTAAAAACAGTTCTTGGCATCCACACTTTGTTAAAATATTTTTTACCTTGCTTAATCACAATACTTGCAATTATTTCTTCGCCCTCGTAAGTGGATAATGTCATAGCAACTTCAAACAGTTTTCTGCAGAAGAAACATCTAGACCTTTTTCATCTACAAGCATTTTGATTATTTTTCCATCTTTACATATTGCAACAAATCTTTGCATACGCATGCCTAAATGATCTTTTTCTATCAACAGATTTAATTGCTTGGCAATGTTACCATAAGGATCAGCTGCCATGGTAATTTGACCACCTTCTGAATTTATGTAATCATCAAACGCAGTCATAACATGCACATCATTAACACTTAGACACATAATTTCATCTACACCTTTGGCATAAAATTTATCTTCAGAATCTAGGAATCCTGGCAGATGTTTCTCTGTGCAGGTAGGAGTAAATGCTCCTGGTATGCCAATCAATATAACACGTCTGTTGTCTATGTATTGGTTCAACGGAGTAATAGAAAATGAATCTTCTACATTGGTAATGTATACTTCTGCTGTTGGTACAGTTGAATGCTCTACTCCATAATCATTAAATTCAAACAGTGACATGTTTTAATTATCTCCAGTTCTCCAACACCAATGGGTCTTTAGTAATTTGTGCAGGATTTGGTTTGCCGTGAAACACCATTACTGCACAATCATCTGGCAGATTAAATTTTTTAACTCTTTCTGTTTCAATTTTCTTGCCATTTTGTATTGTAATAACTTTTTCTCTTGTTATTCTTTCTGTGACAAATTTGTCATGTGGACTGTTGCGTTTTTCTCCTTCTTCTAGACCAATTTCCCACTTGTATGACATTACCCAATTATGAGGCCAAATTTTTCCATCTCTATACAGTGCTGTTAAGTAATCTTGATCGCCTCTATATTTTTTAATAATACCAAAAGGATCTTCTTTAAATTTATTCCATACATGCACTTCCTTGCCAGCAACAAATTTCATTACTGATGAATTACGCACATGATAATTTTTTATTCTGCATCTGTTAAAGTCTTGAATGATAACAAATGCATTGCCTTCAAAATCCCAAAGATGATCTATGTTTCGTATGATCACTACATCTAAATCCATAAACAGCACTTGGCCTTCAAGGCCTATGTCGTCGCGAAACATATGGATTTTATTCCACCAAGTTTGGTACACAGGCGTCACAATAATTTGATGTATATTTTCTTGCCATTCTTTTTTACTGTCTGTGATAACGTGAAACTTTACATCTGTAGAATGGCGCATAACCATGTTGTAAAGTTTATCAACATATTCTAAACCATATTTGTTGCCGGTACATACACAAACAAAATTTTTCATAATTTTTCTCTCAACCTTTTCCATGGCAATCCTTGTTGAATTTCTTCTACAAACCACTCACAGTAACTTATCTGTTTGCACCATTCTGATCTATTAGGTCTTGCATGTATCATATCAGAGCCAATAGCATTGCCAACAGGCCTACACAAACTTGATTCATCAACGTATACAGGTATTCCTGCCAGCACAGATTCTATTGCTGGGTTACTGTTATAATTTACAACACAGTCTGCTCTGCCTAGTAGTTTATCAAAGTCGACGTGGTCATGCTCTCCTATAAACTTGGGGACAGATATCTCTACATTATTAGACACTAGTTTATTTAGATTGACTGAGGCTCTAGGGTGCGGTCTCAATAGTATTTTTTTGTCAGTGTGCGTTCTGATCCATTTGATTTGTTTTTCACACCACTGTTCAATTGAGCCTTGATCCCAAGCGATCGATCTTGGATTTTGTGTGCATATAACAATGTATTCACCTTCGCCGTTATGCCAACCATATGGCTCCAAGTTGAACAGTGACAGTCTTTTATCATCAACCTGTTCGTTGGCAAATTCAGCGTCTCTGTTTATACCGCCTATGCCAATCCGCCATGCATGATTACGTTTTAATCCGCCAACTTCCAGTATGAGAAATTTTGCTTTGTTCTTGTAATGATTGTATATAGAGTCTCTGCCATACATGCCCAACAGCCATGACCACATCACAACTACATCACAGTCCGGTCTTTCATTGTTTTTACAAATTATGATGTTTTCGCCCTGCAACGATTGTATAAATGCTTTCATTACAGGCTTGCCGGCTCTGGCACAGGTATCTGGAAATATTGCAATTTTCATTGCCAGTGATCGTGATTTCTTTTTACTTTCATGTCTTTGCTGGAGTTTTTAATATCTTTACGCTCGCCTTTGAGATGATCCATATAATCACCTAGTTCTGAATTCACAAAAGGATGTTTAGATCCACGATATCCTAAAAATCTTCCATCATTCAAATCGTTGTCGCTAATTTTTTCTTCAGTAACCATCTGTGTTCTCACAGCATCATAGGTATGACAATCAGTAAATCCTTTCAGTGAGTTCCATTGGTCTAATTCATAATAATCTTTCCACCTTGCAAAAAATTCTTGTGCGTATAGCGACGCCAAGTTATAAGATACAAATCCACATTCAGAGTATCCTTTTTTTGGTCTGCCTATAAAAGTTGTAAATTTGTTCAATGGCGCAATATGATCTAACCATTCTTGTGGTATAGTTTTATATGTCACTGTATCAGCGTCTATCCAAATCAACTGTTCTGTGTTTGCTCTTTCAGCCGCATCAATAACAGCATACACCTTGTGTGCAAATCTTACAACGTCAAACACAAACTTATTATCAGTGGCCTCTGCCATCTTAGTTTTTACTAACGCACTGTTTTTGTGTCGTTCTGCAAAATCTGCAAAGGTTGGTTGCACTTCTTTTAAACTAAAGTATGATGTATTTTCTGCTTCGATCTGTTGACCAATGTTGTCGGGATAAAAAAACTTTTGTGTGTCTTTAGGCCAGTTGTCTATGATACTTTGTACTGAACGTTTAGCATAAAGATCCCAGTGTTGCTCTCCCCACGTTGTAACCACACTAAAAGTTTGCATTAACTGAGCCTTTTTATATCTTCATCAACCATGTTTTTTATCATATCTTCGAATGTCATGGTAGGAGTCCAACCTAATTTTTGTTTTGCTTTTGCACTGGATCCATGCAGACTATGAAGTTCTGCTGGTCTTTTAAATCTAGGATCTGACTCTATTTTATTTTGCCAATCAGATATGCCAGCATGTTCAAACGCTATAGCACACAACTCTCTAATGCTGTTCTGTATGCCGGTGCATATTACATAATCGTCCGGTTCATCCTGTTGCAACATCTGATGCATTGCTTTAACATAATCTCCTGCAAATCCCCAATCTCGTTTTGCATCAAGGTTGCCTAACAATATTTTATCTTGGAGACCAAGTTTTATTCTTGCTACTCCGTCAGTAATTTTTCTTGTGACAAATTCTTTGCCTCGTAAAGGTGACTCATGATTGAACAGTATACCGTTAGATGTATACATAGAATAACTTTCTCTAAAGTTCACAGTCATCCAATATGCATACAATTTTGAAATAGCATATGGAGATCTTGGTTTGAAAGGAGTCTCTTCATCTTGCTTGCCATCTACAGAACTGTTGCCGTATAGTTCAGATGTACTTGCTTGGTAAAACTTTGTGTTGGGTGAATTTTCTTTGAGTGCTGTGAGTATATTCAACACACCTAGTGAGTTTGCTTCTGTTGTAACCATGGTTAAATCCCAACTTGCTTTTACAAAACTTTGCGCCGCCAAGTTGTAAAATTCATTTGGCTTCAGTGTTTTTGCTAAATGGTTCATTGCTGAACAGTCAGTGATATCTCCGGTTAATAATTCAATATCATTTTCAATGCCGAGATATCTTAGGTTTTCCAGGTTAGGATTGGAATATCGTTTTATTAGACCATAAACCTTGTAATCATTTTCCAACAGGTGTTTAGATAGGTATGGACCATCTTGTCCGGTCACGCCGGTTACGAATGCTACTTTTTTCATTATAATAATTATATATGGAATGGATTGTATTGTACAGTATTTTGTGAAACCAGACAACTACGTGCAACCAGATTTCAATAATCTTACCCATGTAGATGAATTGTTTCATTATTCTACGTTGTCTGTAAAAAAATATGCTGAAAGGTGCGGAGTTGATTACCAATTGATCACTGAGGCAAGAGTAAATCATACACATCCAACCTTTGAAAGACTGGACCTAATCATGAACGATGACTGGTGGAGCAAATATAATAATGTGTTGTATCTGGACACTGATGTCGTTGTTTGGTCTGATGCTCCAAACTGTTTCGAAATGTACCCTGACACTGACAGTTTCAAACCGGTACACAGTGTTCGGGCAGAACAGAAAGGACTAAAATGGCATCAGTTGGAAAAACAAAATACTATTCTAGAAAAGTATGATCCACAAACACTAGCATCAAAACGATTCAATGCAGGTGTGTTTATGATAAATGAATTTTCTGCAAAAATAATGAGACCGTTCTGCGACTACAAGAGTTGGAATGATGATGACAGTAGGATACTGATCCGCACAATGCTGGACAGTAATGTACCAACCAAATATATGAATTATCGCTTTAACGAAAAAATGAGCATGACTGGCTATTTTTGTCACGCCTACGGATTGGGCAAATCTATGAGAGGCAGGCCTGGAGGTCGTAGGAAATATGAACGTCTACGTGAACGTTGCAAAAACGAATTTACCTAATAAACTTAAAAAGTTTTTCTGCTATAAGACTGTGACCTTTTTGATTAGGATGATACTTGTTTGGATTAATGTATTCATTGTCTTGAAATTTTGCAAGTTCTAATGTTTTTGTATTTGTGTCGGCTCCAAACATCTCAGTAGCACTTTGTGGAATAAATTTTGTTTTGTCTATGCCTGTATATTTCCAATCTATGTTGGTCCAGCCTTCTATGTAATAATCTTGGTAACCCAATTGTTGACACATTCTTTGCACTGCGAGTATTGATATGTTTGCCCTATGATAATCCAATTCATCTGACTGTACGTCTGAGAAATAAAATCTATTCAATGCACTTTTGTCTCCTGTTGGTCTAAGAACCTGTTTTTGTCCGTTTTGGAAATGTAAAAATCTCGTAGGATTTGTTATAAAAAATACACAAATACAATCTTGTATTTTGCGTTTTGCAAAGTTGTCTAATTGTAAAATTAAAGAGTCGATGCTCGTGCCTTGTTCTGCTTCATTGTAAAAATTTTCAGTTTCCAATTTAACATGTAAAAGATCACCAAATGGAATCTCACCTGGTTGA